GAACATAAAAAATTAGTGATAGCTGTTGGTATTATTTTAGTTATTGCAATAATATTATAATAGGAGAAATAATATGCCAGGATATGGAATGAAAAAGAAACCAATGATGAAACATGGTGGAAAAGTTAAAAGAAAAAAATATGGACATGGTGGAACTATGATTATCACTATTAGTAAAGATAAAAAAGATAAAAAAAATTACAAAAAGAAATAATAATTATGGGATTAATGTCATCTCCTGCATGGACTAGGAAAGAAGGCAAGAATCCTAAAGGTGGTCTAAATGCAAAAGGTAGAGCATCTTACAATAAGGGTCGAACAAAAACTGGTAAGAAAAGAAATCTTAAAGCTCCTAGTAAAGTTGTAGGAAACAAAAGAAGAAAAAGTTTTTGTGCAAGAATGAAAGGAATGAAAAAGAAATTGACTTCTAAAAAAACTGCTAGAGACCCTAATTCAAGAATTAATAAATCACTAAGAGCATGGAACTGTTAAATGGCAAAAGATTATAAAACATTAGTAAACGAATTATTAGTAGAACTAAATGAACCAGAAGTTTCAACAATTGCAAGTGCAGTAGGAATACAAAAACAAGTAGCTAATGTAGTTAACAGAGCTTACTTTGATATTGTAGATGCTGTTGATGATTGGTCTTGGCTTAGTGCTGATGTACCTGATGACCCATACTATGGTAATACTATTGTACAAACAGTAGTTGGTCAAAGATTTTATTTATTAAAAGCTGGTTCTGCAAATGTAGATTCAGATTTTGATTCAGTAAATTGGGATATGTTTACTTTAGTAGATACTAATTCTCCTTTTACAATTAACAAATTACCTTTCACAACTTTAACTACTTGGAGAAGTAACTATGCAGAATCTGAAGAAACTGCAGCTAGAACTAATCAGTATGCAACTCCATTAAGAGTTATAAGAAGTTCAGATGGTAGAAGATTTGGATTATCTCCAATACCAGATAAAGTTTATAATATTCATTTCTTTGCATACAATAGACCTTCTGCTTTATCAGCAGATGCAGATACAGTTTTATTTCCAGAACAATACAAACCAGTTTTACTAGCAAGAGCTAGATATTATTTATATCAATTTAAAGATAACATTGCACAATCACAATTAGCTTTAGATGAATATAAAAAAGGATTACAAAATATGGCTGATAATTTAAATTCACCACAGCCACAATATATGTCAGATGTAAGGTTTACTTACTTACTACCATAGGATAATAAATTATGCCAACACAAGGAGCTTCCATTACTGTTGCAGGAGGTTTAGATTTAGTATCAAGTTCTCATGCTTTATTTCGAACTCCAGGTGCTGCAACTATATTAGAAAATTTTGAATCATCTACAACAGGTGGTTATAGAAGAATTAATGGTTATACTAAATGGGGTGGTGCAAGTGCAGCTATTCCTTCAGGTTCTCAATTAGATGCAATAACAGGATTAATACCTTATGCAGGTGGAGTAGTAGCTTGTCAAGGTACAAATATTTATTGGTCAGATAATGGAATTAATTGGTTACAAGTTAACAAAAATACTTATGTATCTCAAACAGGAACAGTAGCAGTTACTGCTGGTTCACCTACAGTTACAGGAACTGGTACATCATTTACAACTGAGTTTGCTGCTAATGATAGAATACAAATTAATAATATTAATTATAGAGTATTATCTATAACAAGTAATACAGTATTAACTTTAGATTATAATGTTGCTTCTACAGTTTCAGGACAAGCTGTAAAAAAAAGTGGTATATTAGGCACAGCTTTAGCTGCTGCAACTACTATTACAAGAAGTAATCAATCTAATAATCAATTTGATTTTTATGAATCAGATGGTGATTATGGTACTTTGTATATTACTGATGGTACTAATAAAATAGCAGAGTTTCAAATAACAGTTTCAGGTGGAACTAATACTTATTACTTTGAAGAATTAGAAAGGTCAGCTCCTACTAATCCTAAAGTATGTGGTATATTTTCAGAAAGATTAGTTGTAGCAGGACAAACAGCTTCAACAAGTACAGTAGCTTATAGTACTAGATTAAAGCCATATGACTTTGCAGGAGCTTCAGCAGGTGAAATAGATGTTGGAGATATAATTGTAGGTATAAAAGTCTTTAGAAATAGCTTAATTATATTCTGTAAAAATAGTATCTTTGAGTTGACAAGTCTTGATTCTACCCCTATACTTAAGTCTATAACCAAAAATATAGGTTGTGTAAATGGAAATTCAATTCAGGAGATAGGTGGAGATTTAATCTTCTTAGCACCTGATGGATTAAGAACAGTTGCTGGTACAGCGAGAATTGATGATGTTGAAATTGGTTCTATTAGTAGAAAGATATTACCTTTAATAAATAATCTATTAAAAAATATTCAACAATATACTATCTCTAGTATGGTTATTAGAGAAAGAAGTCAATACAGATTATTCTATCATAAGTCTGGTCAAGCTCAATCAGGACAATTAGGAATTATAGGAACTTTTAAATTTGATTCAAATGGAGTTCCTGCTTTTGAGTGGAGTGAAACAAAAGGAATGGAATTAAAATTTTGTTCTTCAGAATTAAATCCTCAAAACGAAGAAGTTAAATTTGGTGCAAATGATACTGGTTACATTTATGAAATTGATAAAGGTAACAATTTTGATGCAGCAAATATAAATGCTAGATTTCAAACACCAGATATGGATTATGGTGATAATGGTTTAAGAAAAAGTTTATACAAAGTTAAAACTAATATTGAACCAGAAGGTACTCAAAATAATTTAAAGTTAAGAATTAGATATGATTTTGATAATGCTGCAGTTCCTCAACCAGGAGAATTTGCAGTAGGTAATTTAAGTAGTGCATCATTATTTGGAGCATCTACTTCACAATTTGGAACTTCAGTATTTGGAGCAACAACATTACCAAGTAAGAGTGTTTTAGTTACAGGTAGTGGATTTTCAAATAGTTTTAGATTTTTTACTAATGATACAGATGCAGGATATTCAGTTAATGGAATGTTTGTATCTTTTATAGCAGGAGGAAGAAGATAATATGGCAGGTTATGTAAGACAAAGTACAATAGCAGATGGTAATACAATTGATGCATCATTGTTTAATAATGAATTTGATGCACTCTTAGCTGCATTTGTAAATACTACAGGACACAAACATGATGGTACTGCTGCTAATGGTCCAGTAATTGGATTAATAGGTGATGCAGGTTTAGCAACTCCTTTAAATAAAATTAATATAGATACTACTAATAAACATTTAGAATTTAATGTTAATGTTGGTGGTAGTTCAGTAGAACAATTTAGATTACAAGATGGTGCAATTGTTCCAATCACTACTAATGATATTGATTTAGGTACTTCATCTTTACAATTTAAAGATGCATACTTTGATGGTAATGTAACTTTAGATGGTTTAGTTATTGGAAGTGCTACAGCAATAACAGATGTAGATACAGATTTAAGTTCTGTTTCAGGAAGTGATGATACAGTAGCTTCAGCTAAAGCAATTAAAACTTATGTTGATGCACAAGTAGGTGGAGCAGATTTAGATTTTGCTGGTGATAGTGGTGGTTCTCAATCAGTTGATTTAGATGCTCAATCATTAACTTTAACTGGTGGAACTGGTATTGATACTACAGGTTCTGCACAGACAATGACTTTTGCAATTGATAATACAGTTGCAACATTAACAGGTTCACAAACTTTAACAAACAAAACTTTAACTACTCCAACTATTGCTTCAATTACAAATGGTGGAACAGTTACAATTCCTTCTGGAGCAGATACTTTAGTTGCAAGAACTTCTACAGATATTCTTACAAATAAAACTTTATCATCTCCAACTTTAACAAGTCCAGTTATTAACACAGCAATTAGTGGTACAGCATTTAAAGATGAAGATAATATGTCATCTGATTCTGCTACATCAGTTGCTTCACAACAATCTATTAAAGCATATGTAGATACTCAAGTAGCAACTATACCAACTGGAGATATTACTTCAGTAGTAGCTGGTACTGGTATGACAGGTGGTGGAACATCAGGTGATGTTACATTAAATGTTATTGGTGGTACAGGTATTACAGCTAATGCAAATGATATAGCTATTGATAATTCAGTTGTTACATTAACTGGCTCACAAGCTTTAAGTAATAAAACTGGTAACATATCACAATGGACAAATGATGCAGGTTATTTAACTGCAGAAACAGATAATCAAACATTAAGTTTTTCAACACCAAATTTAACAATTAGTAATGGTAATAATGTAAACTTAAGCACATTAACAAATGGTTTAATTACTGCAAGTTCAACTGACACATTAACAAATAAAACTATTGATGCAGATGGTACTGGTAACTCAATTACTAATATTGAAGATGCTAATATTAAAGCATCAGCAGCTATTGATGCTACAAAAATAGCTGATGGGTCAGTAACAAGTACAGAATTTCAATATATTAATAGCTTATCATCTAATGCTCAAACGCAAATAAATAGTAAACAAGCTACTATTGATTCATCTAATAGATTAAATGCTAATCTAATTCATGATGGTTCAGTAGATAATACAGAATTTGGATATTTGAATGGTGTAA